TCAAAAATGGCTACGGAATGTAGAGGGAAAAAGCGAATCAACCGCAACAAAATAGTGAAGGTTGAAGCCTACGCGGTTCTCGCAAGCTTGGTGGTCGGCGGATTTGTGTTTGGACGAATCACTGCTCCGACAAAGACCGAAGTGATACATGAGACGGTGGAAGTACCTACCTACTCAACCAATATGATGCCTACAACGGCGAAAGTACACTATTTCAACGTCCCCCTCTCGGAGGGATTGCAGAGATACATTTACGAAATCTGCGCGGACGAAGGTGTACCTGTAGCGTTAGTACTGGCAATGATTGAGCAGGGCAGCGGGTTCGATGCCGAAAAAGTAAGCCTCTCCGGGGATTACGGACTCATGCAGATTGGTAGTGTGAATCACACCCGGTTGTCGGTACAGTTCGGGAACGCAGATATGTTGAATTCCTATCAGAACGTTTTCTGCGGAGTCAAGATTATGAGTTCCCTTCTGGGTTCTTATGAGGACTACGGAGACGCGCTATTGGCCTACGACCTCGGGGATTACGGGGCTAGAAAAGCCAACGAGAGCGGTATCACCTCTACGGAATACACCCGCGCGGTGTTGAAGAGCATGGAGAAATACGAAGCGGAGGTGAAAGCGTATGCGACTGAAAAACGGAATGGTTGAGACGGTTTCTTGTCCTAGAGATTTCGAGAACCTCATCGACAAGTACCTGGGCGCAGAGTGTGCCGATTACTACAACCGGCAAATGGAAGAGTTGTCAATGACAATCAAGGATATATATGCCGATTACGTTTGCGACATGGCGAGATCGATGCTCTGTGACACCACTAAGGTGTGGGAAGAGTTGGAGGAGGTGCTTTCAAAGTATGGTTACCTCTAAAAAACTCGGAAATCAGTTTGAGAAGGAGTTCTGCGAAATCCTCTACAATCACGGGTTTTGGTGTCACAACCTGGCACAGAACGCAGCGGGACAACCCGCAGACGTAATCGCGGTGAGAAACGGACAGGCATATCTGATTGATTGCAAGGTTTGTAGCCACGACAAATTCCCTCTTTCCAGAATTGAGGAGAATCAGCGCTTTGCAATGCAGATGTGGAGAGACAGGGGACAACATTGGGGATGGTTCGCTCTCAAAACAACACACGGGATATACATGCTTGATAGCAACCTACTCAAGACAGAGTTTTCAGACACACACACACTCAACATGGATGAAATCTGGCAGTGTGGTGAACCGTTAGCGGAGTGGTTGGAACGATGGTGATACGAGTTGCTAATGTCATCACTGTTGAGAATCCCACAAAGGAAATGAAGGAGTGGTGCAAGGAATATCTGGAAATCGACAACCCGGAGTATTCTCAACGCGCCCGGATGGGATTCTGGGTCGGCAACACGCCAAAAACGCTCTCTTTGTACGAGGTGAGGGGTACAGATTGGATTCTCCCATTCGGGGTGTTTCGCAGAATCCCTATTGATATCTTACTTGAGTCCGAGGTCATTGACGATTTCAACAAAGACCCGGCCGTGGTTGATTTCAACGCAACCGTACCGCTCTATGACTACCAAGAGATAGCGGTTGAATCAATGGTTCTGTCTCGCTCCGGGATTCTTCAAAGCGCAGCAGGAAGCGGTAAAACGCAAATGGGATTGGCGCTTGCCACGATGATAGGACGGCGCACACTGTGGCTCTGCCACACCCTGGATTTGGTGAAACAGAGTAGAGAGCGAGCCAAACTGTACATGAGTGAAGAACTCATGGGGACAATCACAGAAGGTAGGGTGAACCTCGGTTCGGGAATCACTTTCGCAACGGTTCAGACCATGAGCAACCTCGATTTGACACAATACAGGGATTATTGGGACTGCGTAATTGTGGACGAGGTGCACAGGGTTAGCGGAAGCCCCACGGCGGTTACACGATATCAGAAAGTGCTCAACAGCCTTTCGGCTCGGCACAAGTACGGTTTGTCGGCAACACTTCATAGAGCAGACGGAATGATTAAGGCCACATTCTCCCTTATCGGAGACCTAGAGTACGTTGTTCCGCTCTCGGCTGTGTCGGACAAAATTATGAAGGTTGGTATCTACCCGGTTGGAACAGGCACGCAAATGAGCAGAGAAGCCCTTAACACGGACGGTACGCTCAACTACGCAAAACTGATTACCTATCTCACCGAGAACAAGGAACGTAATCAAACCATCATTGATTGTATCGAGCAGAAACCCTCTCTGATTCTTTCAGACAGACTGGCTCACCTTGAAACGCTCATGAACATGCTTCCTGCTGATATGCGGAAAGACGCTGTAATGATTAGCGGGAAGATGACAAGCAAGAAGGGAAAGCAAGAGCGAGAGCAAGCCCTGGAAGACATGAGAAGCGGTAAGAAAAAATACCTCTTTGCAACCTATTCTCTTGCCAAAGAAGGGTTGGACGTACCGCGACTTGAACGCCTGTACCTAACGACACCGCAGAAGGATTTCACGGTGATTACACAGAGTGTGGGAAGAATAGCAAGAACGCACGAGGGTAAGGCAGAGCCGATTGCCTACGATTTTGTAGACAGGATTGTGTACCTTGAAAAGCTGTATAAGAAGCGCTGTACGGTGTACCGCAAGAACGAGTGCTATTTCGTGGAGGACAAACAATGAGAATCGTATCGTATGACTGCGAGGTGTTTGCTCACGATTGGCTTGTGACACTCAAGGACAAGGAGACCGGGCAGTACACCTGTATATGGAACGACAATGAAGCGCTGCGCATGGCTCTGGATGATTCCTGTATCTACGTTGGATTCAACAGCAAGCACTACGATCAATTTATCGTTAAGGCCATTTACGCTGACTTCACCCCGGAGGAAATCAAACGGGTGAACGATTTTATCATAGGCGGTGGGCAGGGTTGGCAATGCCCTCAACTGGAGGGAATCTACTTCAAGTTCCCAAACGTTGATATAAGAGACGATACCCAACAGGGGTTATCGCTTAAGGCGATTGAAGGTCACCTCGGAATGTCAATCAAAGAATCAAGTGTTCCGTTTGACATTGATCGACCGCTCACCGCCGCTGAAAGAGCGGAGACAGAGTTCTACTGTAAACACGATGTTGATACGGCTGAAAAGCTGATTGACATTCGCAAGGACTATTTACAGAACAAAATAAACCTTGGACGAATGGCGGGAATTGACGAAGTGAAAGCGCTCGGTATGACGAACGCCAAGCTAACGGCAGCAATGCTCAAGGCCACAAAGAAAGACCACAATGACGAACGAGAGTACGTCTATCCGAGCAATCTGCGAAGAGAGTATGTCCCCGAAGATGTTTTTGAGTTCTTTGACCGTTTATATGACAAGTCGATTTCGGACGAAGAGGTTTTCAAGACCAAGTTGAAACTCCTGATTGGGGACTGCCCGGTCACGTTGGGATTCGGTGGTATTCACGGTGCTATTCCTAACTTCTTCTGGGAAGAGAGCGAGTCACGCGGGATCTGGAACGAGGACGTTGGAAGCTATTACCCACACCTCTGCACAATCAACGGCTACACAAGCCGTAATATCCCTTCTCCGCAGACTTACGCAGACGTTCTCGACCGCCGTATGAAAGCAAAGGCCGCCGGAGATAAGCACACTGCGAATGCGCTCAAGTTGGTCTGTAACACAACCTACGGTTGTCTGCTGAACAAATACAACGACCTCTATGACCCACTGATGGGGCGCTCGGTATGTATTTCCGGGCAGCTTTACCTACTGGAACTTGCCGAACACTGCTTTCAGACGATTGATGGTCTACGAATCGTACAGCTTAACACAGACGGCATCATGGTCGAGTGTAATAAAGCTGATTACGAAAAGCTGTCTGAGATATGCAAAGAGTGGCAGGAGCGCACGGGGTTTGAGTTGGAAGAGGACACCGTGGTGAAAATCGCGCAGAAGGATGTGAACAATTACATTGAGGTGCAAGCTGGTGGTTTACACAAGGCCAAGGGCGGGTATCTTGTTAAAGGAATAGCACCCGCAGGAGCGTTCAACGTGAACAATTCTTGTGTGATTGTAGCAACGGCGCTCAAGGAATACTTCCTACACGGGACACCCGTGGAGGACACAATTAACGCTTGTGACGATATCTTTCAGTTTCAGATTATCGCAAAGGCGGGAGCAAAGTACCGCGAAGCGTATCACCTAATCAACGGTGAAAAGCATCCTGTACAGAAAGTGAACCGGGTGTATGCCGCAAAGGATGAGCGGTACGGGAAAATTTACAAGGTTAAGGCCGAGGACGATTCGGAAGCAAAGATCGATTCTCTACCGGAACACTGCATTATTGACAACGACAACGAACTTTCCATTGAAGACGTGGACAGAACCTTCTACATCGAAATGGCAAAAAAGCGCGTTGACGATTTCAAGGGTATCAAACCCGAAAAGAACAGGAGGACAAAGAGAATGGCAACAAGCACCAAGGGAGTCAATGTGTATCAGAAGCTTCTCGCCGCGAGAACCAAGTTTCTGGAGTCGAACGTTGAGAAGAGCGGAAAGAACATGCACTTGCAGTTCAAGTACTTTGAACTTGAGGACATTGTGCCGACCGCAACCCGGATTTTCAGCGAAATCGGACTTATTCCGATTGTAACGTTTGATTCCGAGGTCGCAACGATGACAATGGTGAACACGGATAACCCCGAAGAGACAGCGGTGTTCTTTGCACCGTTCAATCAGCTTGCTCCGATTGTGAGCAATTCCGGGAACGCGGTTACGAACGAGATGCAGGCGCTTGGTTCGTCTATCACCTACATGCGCCGTTACCTCTACATGATTGCACTTGATATCTGCGAGAGCGATTCCGTGGACGCAGGGATTGGTGCAAAGCCCGCTGCGCCGAAGCCCGCCGAGAAGAAAGCACCGGCTACGCAGGAGCAGAGACAGGAAGTGAAGGAAAACCTCACGGCTCCGGGCGAGAGCGCGAGCGCGTTGCAGATTAAGGGACTCAAGGCAGTGCTTAAGCGGTTGAAAGACGCCGATCCGAGCAAAGAGGAAATGATCGCGAAGATTGCGCTCCAGACACATGGCTTCACGGTGATTTCCAAGTCCGATTGTGAAGCACTGATTCAGAGAATCACGACTATGTTGGAGGGCAACAATGGCTGAAATCAAGTTCTCGATGCGGACTGAGGCGTTGAATGTATTGGTGGAGTTCGCAAAAGCGTTCATCGATACGAAAGCGCAGATGGTTCACCTGCGGAACGCACACTGTGTGGCTCACGGACACGACCTTGAGGTGAGTTTGGTGAATCCTCACACAGCGGCGAAAGTCACTGTACCCATCATCGAAAAGATTGAGGACGGAACGGAGTTTGATATCAGAGTCCCTAAGAAGGTGGATGCGAAGGTTTACCCGACCGTTTCCTTCACGGTGGACACGAGTTCCGACACCTGTGAATTCACGGCAGGCGGGTTGAGCGAGACTGTACAGCTTGAGCACAGTGTTTTTCCGAACATTGACAAGTATTGGAACGAACGAGAAGGTGTACGAAAAATCGGACTCAATCCTGCGCTGCTTCTGAACGCGCTGAAAGCGTTTGACAAGAAAAAGCCCGTTGTGCTGTCTATGACGAACGCGAAAGAACCGCTTTATATCACACAAGGTGATTCAAAGAAGTGCTTTGTTTTACCGGTGGTGATGGGAAAGGAGAGTTGATGAAGAATATCGAGTGGTTGGAGGGTAATCGAATCAAGATTACCCCTCCGAAAAAGACCAAGAAGGTCACAGGTACGAGGTTCGCCACAATCCTCGGTCTGAATCCCTGGAGCACCGATTTTGAAATGTGGTGTGCAATCACCAAGACCTATGAGAAACCGTTTGAGGACACGATCTACACGGTTGCCGGTAAAACCATTGAGCCGAAACAGGCTGCCTATATGGAGCAGTCCTACGGTATGGAGATTATCAGACCGTCTGACGTGTGGGGAGAAGATTATTTCAGCCAGACGTGGGGGGATTTCTTCAAGGAGAACAAGCACCTCGGCGGTATGTGGGACTACCTCATGAAAGGTGAGGATGGCAACGTTGAGGCCGTTCTGGAGATGAAAACCACCAAGCGCGCCGAGGATTGGGAGAACGATGTTCCCGAGTACTACGCGTTGCAGGCTGCGCTCTACGCCTACCTCTACGGAGTTGATGATGTAATCATGGTGGCCTCTTTCCTTTCACCGACTGACTATGACAACCCGGAAGCGTTTAAGCCGAACGTGAGCAACACAATCACGGTGAGTTTCAAGGTCTCGGAGCGATACCCGGATTTCGCAGAGAAGGTTGCCACGGTTGAGAAATGGTGGAGTGATTACGTCACTACGGGGATTTCTCCCGAGTACGATGAGAAGAAAGACGCTGAGATTCTCAAAGCGCTCCGCACAAATTCTCTCACAGCTGACACGGATATCAAGGAACTGATTGCGGAAGCAGAAACGCTCAAGACGGAGTTGGATGAGATTGCTGCTTCTTCCAATGAGAAGGAGAAGCGCTACAAGGAACTCAACGAGTTGCTTAAGAAGTACGCAATGGGGCAGTTCAGAGAAGGAGACAAGAAGGTGGAAGTCAAGGGTTCTATCTATACTTGGACAGTGGCTCGGTCAGAGACAACGAGTGTAGACAAGGACGCGCTGAAAGCAGACGGCCTGCTTGAGAAGTACCTCAAGGCATCGGAAACATACCGTCTAACAGTTAAATAAGGAGGAGAACATGGGCAAGAAGAACGATGATAACAACGAGTTTAATCCCGTTGAGTACCTGGAGGCAATGGCAGCAGAGTTGGGTGTGGGAGTGGTTAAGTCATCCTCCAACCCGGAGGTTCTCAAAGATGAGATCGGAAGAACCTGTAACATTCTCCACATGCTTTACAGCGGTTTTCTGGAGGCGGGTTTCAGCGAGGAACAGGCCTGGGAGCTGATTAAGACTGCTCTCAACAAGAACTAAGGAGGACGAAGACATGGGAAGAATTCCGATGAGAGACGGGTTTTCCATCATCCCGGAGGGTGAGGACATTTTCAGAGTTTACGAGGCAACCTACGATGAGGATTTCGGACGTATCGCCATTAAGTTGGTGAACGCAGCGGGCGCTACGCACATTGAGCGGTTCAGCATCCTCAACAACGATGGTGACTACAACGAGGGCGCTCTGAACGCGTTCTCTTACTTCGCAAAGAACGTGCTGAATGACTTTGGTCTCGAGGATGTTGACCCCGTAGAACTTGTGGATCACTACGTTGGCGCAACGGTTGAGCACACCGTTCTTCCGAGCAATAAAGACCCGAAGAAGAACGTCACATTTGCTCATCTCAAGGATTTGTATCCGGCTGATGGTTTCGATCCGTCCAGTACAGTGAGTGATCGAGCACGAACTCTCGGAAGCAAGGAAAGCACTCCTACTCCTAAGAAGAGCGCTCCCGCACAGCCCGCAGGCGGCTTAGACCTTGATTCTCTGCTCGGATAACCCATTTTACGGCGGGGAAGGAGCAACGCCTTCCCCTGCTTTCTAGGAGGTGACAACCCATGAGCGACAACGTGAATCACCCGTCTCATTACGAGACAGGCAAGTTTGAGTGTATAGAGGTGATGATTGAGACACAGGGGGTGGAAGCGGTTGCGGCCTTCTGCGTGTGCAACGCTTTCAAGTACCTCTATCGACACAGAAACAAGAACGAACTTGAGGATATCAAGAAGGCCGTTTGGTACTTGAAGAAATTCATCGAGTTGGAGGAAGGAACGAATGACAATCAATGAGTATCAGCAGGAAGCACTGCGAACCGAGGGCGGTTATGTGGGGTGTAACGGGGCGCTGATTAACGGGGTCTTGGGTCTTTGCGGTGAAGCCGGGGAGTGCGCGGACATTGTGAAGAAGCACCTTTTCCAGGGACACAGGTTGGACACCGACCACCTGATTGAAGAGTTGGGAGATGTTGCCTGGTATCTTGCAACAACTGCTGCTTCACAGGGTTACACCCTTGAGTACGTTTTGCAGAATAACGTTGAGAAACTCAGAAAGCGTTACCCGGACGGTTTTAGCGCGGATCGGAGTATTCATAGAGAGGAGACGGAATGATCGCAACCAAACAGCAGTTAGAAAGGGTGCTTAACGGTTGTGTCCCTCAGAGCACCATTGACGATATCGTGGTAAGGGGATTTCTTACAGCCCCCGCGAGCACTAAGTACCACGGTAATCACGAGGGAGGTCTGTTTGAGCACAGTTGCAAGGTGGCGTTTTATTTGAGGAAATTCACCGCCACGATGGGTTTACAGTGGGAGAACAAGAACTCACCCTTACTTGTCGGAATGTTTCACGACATTTGCAAAATCGATCAGTACAAAATTGACCCGGAGACGGGAATGTACACACACAACACAGACACATTGCTCACAGGGCACGGCGACAAATCGGTGCAGATTCTTTCGCAGTACATGAGACTCACCGAGGAAGAGGTTATGTGCATTCGGTATCACATGGGCGCTTTCACGGACAAAGAGGAATGGAGATACTACACACGGGCGGTAAACAAGTACCCTAACGTACTCTGGACGCACACGGCTGACATGATGGCTTCTCACGTTGAGGGGGTGTGACATGATTAAGTTTGAAAAGGTAGAGGTGTGGGGGTGGAAGCACGCCATTCGTGGTATGAGAAACCCGCTCAACAGTTGGGAGAAATCGGATAGCGGTTATAACCCGTTGCTCGAGGATATCTTTGAGATTGGTGAGAACGACCTTGGTCTAATGACCCGTCTCACCATGGCGGGTGCTCCGCACAGAAAGTTCTTGAGACAGATTTTCGTCTCGGTGGATATCACAGCGCCTCTGTATTGGTGGAAGGAGTTTGACACCTACAAGGTCGGAACGACAGCCAATTCTTGTTCAACCATGCACACGCTGCACAAGAAGAAGTTCGAGTTGGAAGATTTCTCTAGCGATTACTTGTCCAACCTGGTTGTCACCGAGGACGGGGTTCTGGAACTCGACACAATGGGGGTTCTTGATGAACTTATCATGAATTTGAACGGGCTTCGGTTGATGTATCTCAAGACGAAGGACACCGTCTACTGGAAAGCCATGGTTCAGCTTTTGCCCTCTTCCTACAATCAGAAACGCACAGTCACGATGACCTATGAAAACCTGCTCAACATGCTTGAGTACCGCCGGGGACACAAGCTGAATGAGTGGAGAAGATTCTGCGAGTGGATTGACACCCTTCCCTATTCTGGCCTGCTTCACGAGGGGTTGGCTCATGAACCGGGCTGAAAGACGCAGGGTAACAAGAAATACGGACAGTGACCCCGTTATCACAATGAAGCGCAGCGACATTGAGCGCATTAAGAGAGAGGCGGTGGAAGAAGCAACTGATTCAGCAATGCTTCTTCTACTGTCCATCCCGATTAAAGTCATGCGGGATACGTTCGATTGGGGAGCAAAGGCACGGTTACCGAAACTTGCGGAGGCGCTGATTGACGAATACCAGGCGTTCTCCGAGGGAGAGACCACGTTACAGGAGTACAGGGACATGGTGTACGAGTACTGTGGCGTGAAGTTCGAGAGAACAAAGGAGAGTTGAATGAAAAAGACCAAGAGACGGTTGAGGGTTAATGATATCGGCATGGTAAACGCACTTCACCGCGCGGGTGGGGATTGGGTCATTACAAGCGTTCCCGTTGAGTTCGCAGAGCGGGTGCTTGAGGAAGAGGAGAACGTTGAACGTTCGGACGGTTATACCGAGGCGGGAGATTTGTGGAGTTTCGACACCGAGGAGTACACCGAGTAAACAGCAGGAGGGGTAAATGAGTCGAGCGTTTTATTCTGAGTTCGTTTCTCATTGTTTACGGTTCTACGCCCGGTACGAGGACAGAATCTATAACTCTGAGGCAGAGAAGCACAACTGGATCGCTTGTCACATGGCGCTCAAGAGTTTCACCAAGGCAGAGCGCAAGAAACTTCTGACAATATACAAAGAGGGCGACACCATTCCGGACAACGTCTACCAAGTCTCCAAGAAGAGCGGGGTTCACCAAGACGTGATATGGGGTTTGGTACGGGAGTGTGAGAAGCGGGTCGCCAAGTACCGTGGTCTCTTATGAACGGATTCCAGAAGAGTTGAGAAGTCTGAAACGGTGGGTGTGCGTGTGGGAAGATAGCAAAGTACCCATGAAAGCGTGGGAAAAAGAAGCTGCTTCTTCCACGAACCCCGATACCTGGTCTGACTTTGAAACGGCTCTGGAGTCCTGCAACAAAGGGTTTTACGACTACTGCGGTTTCGTTTTCGCAGGTGATGGTTACGTTGGTATCGACATTGACGCGGGGGTTGACGAGGACGGTTTCATGACACCTCTCGCGGCCGACATTGTGTCGAAATGTCAAAGCTATACGGAGCGCTCAAGGAGCGGGAGAGGGTTTCACATCCTGCTCCGGGGCGACCTTCCGTTCAAGGGTAAGAACAATCTCGCGGGGGTAGAAATTTACAAGACCTCGCGTTACTTCATAATGACAGGAGACGTTCTTCTCAACAGTGAAATTATCTACAATCAAGACGCCATAAATTATGTGATTGAGCGATATTTTTCGGAACAAAAAGAGAAAGATAAATCTTCTGAATTGATTAAATGTTGTCGAATATATAGACCGAAATGGTCTAAGGATATTGTGAACAACAGAATCCCGATAAGACCGGATTATCCGAAAATACACAGCGGTGGAAGAAATCTTTCTCTGGCGTCTCTTGCAGGATACCTTCACAACACGGGTTACACGAAGGGGCAGATTTACAGAGAGTTGCTGTATGTGAACAGCACCGCGTGTGTACCGCCGTTGGACACGGGAGAGATACGGACAATCTGTGACAGCATAACAAGGTACAGAAGGTGAACACCATGAGTAGAAGTTGGGAAGAAATCATGGACGGGTTCTACAAAGTTTACGAAATGAGTTGCAGACCTCAAAACATACGAAAAGTTCCGAATGGGCATGTTTTCGATGCCAACAAAAGTGTGAACTGGAACAGAGAACAGGTGGAGGTCAACAACGAAAAGTATCGTGAAGAAATCAACCGTCTAACAGAGAAAAGAAATATCGAACACGGGAAAGTTCTCAATGACACTTACGAGTTGATTCAAGAAGAGGTCGGACACGGTCTTTCTCGTGAAAAAGCAAGGATTATCTGGGATTTCGCGTGCAACAACGCGCATACAGACGAGATTCCAGAGATCCTGGACTATCTTTCAGACTTGATCGACTTGATAAAGGATGTACGGGAGGACAAGTGATGCCGGAGTTATTCGAGACGCGGAGCGGCCGCGTCATCATGGACGAAAAGCTGTCCGAAAAAATGTACCTCATTAAGCAGCACCGTCCCGAGAGTCGGGATGATTTCAGTTCCGGGTTTGAGTGGTCTGAAATGGGCATGGCTACCCTGTTCGGACTTGTTTACACCGAGGAAGCACGATATTGTCCCGAACACCGCAGTTGGTACACCTATCATGAAGGGGCATGGCGCAAAGATGAGGGTGCAATACTTGTCTCCGAGAAGATGAAGGATTTCGTTCGACTCATGATTCTTTACTGCGGTGAGATCGATGATGAGGAACTCCGTAAGGCGTACTTGAGTTTCGTCACTAGGATGGGCGACAGACGGATGAGAGACAGAATTCTCAAGGACGCAACAGGTGAGTTGAGAATATCCGCTGTTGAGTTCGATTCAGACCCGTATCTCATCAACTGCCTCAACGGTACATACAATCTGCGTGATTTC